TATTTGTAATCAGTCACCTCTCCGTTGATGATTGAGACGGACATCACCTGCTCATCCGTCAGCGCCACCTGTGTCTGTGCTGGCTGCGTTGCCGTGGATTGCGTGGATGCGGCGCGGTGTTCGAGTAGTGCAAGCGCGTCAACCGCTGCCCGAAGCTTTGCCCAATCGCTATTCGGCTTGTCGGGCGTCGGGTAAAGCCGCTTCAACGCGATACCCAGGAACTCATGGATCGCCTCAAACGCCGCCCGCTCGTCCTGCCCGGCAGGTTGCGCGGGCTGTTGCGGGGCGGCGTAGAGGGCCACTTCCCCCTCATCACCATCCGGCTTTGCCCACAACGGGCACTTAATCTTTTCGCCATTTTTCAGGGCATCCAACTCGTTTTGCCATGCGTACCCGACCGGCTCCGCTGCCACCTTTTCGGCGGTGAGAGCGGCGCGGGCGGCGATTACGATATGCCTCGCAATATCAGGCGTAAGCGAGTCGCCCCAGCTAACGTCAGCCGGCAGGAGGTCGCAAAGTGCCGCGAACGGATGTTCCTGCTCCCCAATCGCCCCATTTGCGGCGTACTCACCGATATGCTGAGCGCGGCGGTTCCACCCGGCAATTGCCGATTGCTTGTGAAGACCATTCGCCGCGTCAAAGCAACCCATCCGGTTGTTCGCGTAGCCTCGCGGGCCTTCAACGCCGCACACCGTGCACCGGACCAATGCAGCCCGGCGCGTAGCGTCCACTTCCTCGTATTCCTGCAACTCTGCTGCCCCGCTACAGAACGGGCACGGCTTCAGTTCCTCATCCGTCATAGCCTCTCCGGCGATCTTGGTAGTGGTGGTATTCATGCTGAATACTCCTGTTCGGCTGCCTCGCAGAAGAGGCCGCATTCTGGCGGTGCATCGTCTCTGTCAGCAACTCCGGGCGGCAATTCTCGAAGGGCAAAGCGCTGACCTTTCAGCGGCCCAGATCGGTGCCGGAGGATGCGAGCCTGCTCGCCGTGCAGCGATGCCACGAGGTCCTCTGATATGCACAACTCTTCGAACTCTTCCGGGAAGTCCTCACGGACAGCCCTGAAGTAGCCAAGACCGCCTTTCACGCAGGTCTTGCAGTTGGCGTTTTTGTAGCCGCGCCGGTATTGCATCGGCAACTGGATGCCCGCGCGCTCGACCATTGCCTTGCAGTCTTCCTTGGTCAGGCCGCGCTCCACCAGAGGCGCGATGATCGGACGGTCGGGCCAGTTGTCGAGCCAATCGTCATAGCGCCACTTCTCATCGGCGGTGTAGCCGAGAACCAGAATGTCGCCGGGTTGCTCGAAGCTCTTCAGAAGACCGCGCTTGATTCGTGACGTGCATGCCGCGCCTTGCGGGCCTTTGATATACCCGACACGCCGGAACACGACATTGATGTCAGCGTCGTATTTCTCGTCGCGCAGGATGGTGATCGTGCGGCCAAACCATTTCTCACAATCGGCCAGGAATCGCCGGTTGTCGTCGTCTTCGTTTTTGATAAACGCGTTGACGATCACCGCACGGTCGCCATATTCAGCGATAGCGAGTTTCGTGGTCACAGCCGACGCCGCACCGCATGAAAACTGGCAAACGATGCGGCTCACGATTCCATCTCCTTCACTGCGTCTGTATCGGTATTCATGTCGGGTTCCTTGCGGGTGGGTCAGGCGGCTCGATCCAAGAAGGCGCGCGCTTGGTCCAGTTGTTTTTGCCATGCGGCAGTCGATTGCCAGGTGGAGATGAATGCCCCTTCTAATGCCTCGACAAGTTGACGAAGATAGCCAATTGCGACCGGCCCGCTGTCGGGCTCAGGAACAACAAAAACCATGCGACCTTCGGCGCCACAAGACACACAGTTGCCAATTCCTGTTTCTGTGTCATACGAATAGCGCTTGTGGGCGCAATGTTCTTTGCTCATATTCCCTCGCCGGCAGTTGTAAAAAACGGGCGCTATGGGAGCCGCCCTAAGCACGCCGCGCTGTCTGCGCGGTTCGGGTTACAGGTTCTTCGCTTCGGCCCGCTGATTTGCCGACAGCGTTCTCCAAATCTCAATGCGGGCTTCCGCAGCGACGATCAACCACCTCAACTTTTCTTCTACCTCTACCGCGGCTTTCAGGCCGTCCAGAAGCTTGATGTAGTCGGGATCGGAGTACGCTTCACGCTCCTGCATCGCAGCCGTTTTGTGCCCCTGAATTTCCGCCTCACGCATGCACAGCGCTTTCTTGCTTTTGCGGAATTGCTCGAGATAGACGCGCTCGGCTTTTGCCTTTGCATAGACCGGCGCCTTGTCACGGATGAAATTCAGGGCCGCGAAGATATTGATCTCGCTTTCGTCGCTCATTTAATTTGCAAGCTCATTCCGCGTTCGAGGTGCGCGCCCGGCACATTGCAGCCGTCCTTGATTGCCTGCGCGACGAGCTTCTTGTCGAGCTTGGGTGGTGGCGGCGGTGGATCGGCGAAGTATTCTCCGGGAATCAGCTTCTCGTCGTCGATCACGACCTTCGGCGGGTTCTCGCGCACCGACAGTACGAAGTAGGGCGTTTCGAGCTTCTTCACGCCGGCGAAGATCATGTTGTCGAGCAGGTATTGCCTGACACGCTCGGCGTTCTTTTCAAGCTGCTCCGCGCGCGCGTTCATTTCAGACACTGCCGCGCCGATCTGGGCTGCCGCAGCCTCAAGGTTGCGCACGACGAAAGCCGTGTTCTTGCACTTTTCTTCGAGATCGCCGCCAAGCGATTCAAGGGTGTCCTTGAACGTCTGCTCGTCCATGCCCAGCTCGGCAAGCTTGTCGGCCGCATCGCGAAACTCGCCCGCGATCTGATAGAGCGTGAGGTTGGTCATGCCGGAACTCCTTCAAGTTCGATCTTGCGGTTGTCCTTAGCCTCGGCGAGCACTTCCTCAGCTACCGTGTCGCGGACGGCGTGCGCGGCCTTGTAGCCAGCCGTATAGGCTGTCTTGAGAGCATCAAGGGTGCTGGCGGCGTTGATTGCATCGACGTGGCGCTTCAGGACCGGCGGCGGCAATCCGACCATCGGCGCGACTTCATGCGTCGTTGAGTCCGCGTCGTTGTCGCCCTCGGTCGGGATGCAGAAGGCTTGCATCGCGGCGTACTTGTAGGCGGCGCTCATGGCCTTGTTCGTGGCCTTGTCGGCGCTATCCATCGCCTCGCCGAACGTCTTGACGGTGTGCTTGCTGCCGTCCTCGGAGGCGACGAAATCGAATTCTGCTTCGACCGTCACGTAAAACAGAACGCCGCCTTTCGCCGTGGTGCGCTCGACTGATTCGCGCGCCAGCATTCGCGGCAGGATCACCAGGCCATTTGCTGACAGAACCGGCGCGAGAGCGTTGTAGAGGTCATCAATCCCACGGAACTGATAACCCTGTTGGACGTTCTTGCGGCCCTTGCTGATCCCTTCCTTCGCCAACTGCGCCTGTACCGCGGCGATTGCTTTGTACACGTTCATTTCGTGCTCCGTTTCGTTGTTCGTGCCACCACAATTCTTCTAAAAGTTGTTCCTGCATCCACCAGTCGGGCCCGTCGTCTATCACGTCACCCTCCCGTGCATCGCCGCGTCCACACTTGGCGGGTCAGCGGGCACTGCGAGGACTGCCGCCGATAACACAACGCCAAGCAGAATCCAGAGTCCGACGAGCTGCCCGATGTTTTTAGCCAGGCGTCTCACCGAATGCTCCCGTAAGGTGTTGTACGGCGCTGCACGCGGTTCGCCGGTGCAAGCAGATACCGATCGCCCAACTGTTCCTTGGCGCGCGCCAGGCGATCCTCAACGCTATCCACGTATTCAGACCATTGCTTGAGCGCTTCCTTGCGCTGCTTCTCGTATGCATCGAACATGTCAGCCCCTGCAAAGAACGTTGATAATCCGGTCGCCAAAGAACGCAACCATCACCAGGCTCGCGAAGCATCCGCCGAACAGGATTGCCCACGCGATCATCAGAATGTCCGCTTCGCGCAGCCTGTTCTGGCTAACCGGAGTGCGGTCGATGAACATGATTCCGCGAGCTGCACGGCCGGCCATGCGCCGCAGGAAGTAGGGGCGCGGGCTCATCACGCTGCACCCCGCAAAAACGCGCAGCACACGAGCGCGAGCACGCCCCAGATCAGGAAGAGGATTGCGATGCCGCTCATGATTGGCTCCCGGTGGCTTTGGCGATGATGGCCTGAAGGTCTTCGCACACAATCTGCTCTCCCCACGAGTTATCGCGCGTGGAAAGAAACTTGATAGTCTCGATCGCTTCTTTTAGCGCTTCGATAAGCTCGGGCGCGGTATCACGCTTCGCACGCTCCATCCATGTGTCTCTGCAAATCTCGATACGTGCAGTCGACCAGTAGGGCTTGCCCTTGCGGTATTCCTCGATCCACTGATCGAACGCCTCGGCTTCTCCCGGCGTATGCTTGATCTCGCTCATTGCTGTCTCCGCATTGACGCATTGCTGTGCGAATGAAGTCTTGAACGTGTCCCAGTCGCTCATTGCAGCGCTCCCGTAATTTGTGCGTTCTGAAGCTCTGACATGTGCATCGCCGCACGCAGATCCGCAGCCGACTTGATGCACTGCGCGGCAAGAAAACCTGCAACCTGATCGTCAATCGGCGCCTTCAGCAGGTGGTCGGCCGTCACGTTAAGAACGCTCATGGCTTCGATGATCTTTTCGAGGCGGACTTCCATCACACACCTCCTGCGAGCCGGCGCTTCACGATCTGCTCTTTCACCTGGTCGAGCAGGCAATAGATCGTGTGAACGTCCGCATTGCTGCCGCGCGCCAGCGCTTGCATAAACGCTTCCTTCTGCGGCCCGGTCATTTCGACGCACTCTTCGAGCAGGTCGTCAAAGCTGACTTCGCGCTCGATGCGCTCGCGGCGGTCGTAGGCTGACAACGTGGCGCGGTCGATCGCTTCAAGCTCGCGCTCGAACAGCCAGTCAGCATTGCGAAGCATGCGGCGGCCGGATACGAGGGTAGGTGTGCTCATGATTGGCTCTTTGCGTCTTTAGCTGCGTACTTGTTGCATGAGCCGGTCTTTTGCACCTTGAAGCCGCCGAGCGTGCAACGGATGTTCTTTTCCTCGGTGATAACGTAGTTCGCCGACGCCCATCTAGGATTGCGACTCACCATTTCCGACGAAAAATGCATGCAGTGCTGGCAACTCATTGCAGACCTGCGATAACCCTGCGCTTCCTTGGCTTCAGATTGCTTGCTCATGGCTTCCTCACTGAATCGTGATACGGCTGTAATCGGTCTCGCGAGAAATCTTCCACACGCGCAACAGCGGGTTCACTTCCCACGGGTTGATGCACACAAGCTCAAGCATCTTCGTGGCGAACAGGCTGATCTCGTGGTGCAGCTTCGAGACAAAGGGCACTTTCATGGCTGACCTCACAGGGTTTGTTTGTGTGCTGCTGTGAGTAGAATCTTAGGCGCACCTAAATCGAACGTCAAGAAGTTTTTAGGCATGGCGAATACCTAGACGACAAAAAAGCCCGCACGCGGCGGGCTGGTGGGGCGGGGACTTGTAGGTCAGGTCTTGCGGGCCGTGATGACGCGTACAGCCATCAGCAGGTGTCGGGCGACTTCATTGAGCGCCTCTTCGGCGTCTTTGGGTGTGGGCAGCGCTTCGCGGATGTGCAGGGGAACTCGGACCCTCCTGGTGCGGTATGCGTTCAGATCAATAACGTCTCTTTGGCTTGTGGTCTCGCTTTGCATGTCTTTGGCCCCTCAGTGGATCGACGTGGGACGCCAGTTCCTGCTCTTGTATATGCAGTTCGCGTACCACTTCATCATCCTGCATTCCCAACATCTGCTCTGCAAGCATTAGTAAGGAAGTGTGGTGCGCAAACATTTGCGAGGCCACCGCGCCAAGCCCGTCCAGGTGCGCGACACACTGAATTAACAATTGCGCTTCCTCGCTCAGAGGGCTATTTGCCTCTCTTATCGGAGGATTGACGCGTGGCTTTCCCGCAAGAACTTCCCATGGATCAAGGGACAGAGCATCGCATATCTTCAGAAGTTTAGGGCCGCTAAGCTCCTTTATGTCCCCATTTTCCCAGTCGTTGACGGTCGGCGCGGACACGCCGCAGCGCCGCGCAAATTCCGCTTTCGAGAGACCCAGTTCTTCGCGCCGTGCGGCGACTCGTTTGTTCCACGTATCCATGAGGTAAGCCTAATGTTTTTCAGGTTAGGTATGGCTTGCTTTTGGAATTAGGTCGGCCTAAAATAAAACGGAATTCGACTAAGAGGCCTTCCATGAACCAATTTGCCAACACAGTCATTGATCGGCTTGGCGGCACCAACGCCGTCGCTGAGCTGTGCGAATGCAGGCCGCCGTCTGTCAGTCAATGGCGCACTGAGGGCATCCCGAAATACCGTCTCCAATTTCTGCGGCTTGCTCGGCCGGATGTCTTCGAAGGTCTTGAAGAACACCCGTCTCCCGAGAAAGCGTCTGCGGCATAACCAATAACGAGGTCTGACACATGGCACGCCGTGCTGAATATCGGAACGAAGTCAAAACGCGACTGCGGGATGAGGTCTACACGCGCTTGCAAGACTTCAAGCAACTCAACTTCATTGACAGCGATTCAGCGGCGCTCGCGCGTCTTGCCGAAATGCTGTTGTGTGGAATTGTTCCTTCTGCCAGGTCCGGCGTCAGTGACGATTCCGGCAGTCGGTCCCCACTTGGGACGATTCGGGACGCAGCATGAACGACGACAAAAAGCAGTACACGGTTGAATTTCCCGCGGGGGAAGCAGAGCAGATCGAGCAGGGGGCAGCGGAGCAGGGCATTTCAACGCCTGACTTCGTGATTTATTGCACGCGCGCCTTCTCGTTCGGCATTAGTTACGCCATTCGGATGCTCCCCAGGCAGGGACAAACTGGGACGCACGAGGACTGACATGGCCTCAAACATCGATTCGATTCTCTTCGACCTGGAAATGGCCAACCGGCGCCTTCCGGCCGAGCCAACTGACGACTCATTCGACGGCGACGCTATGGATTCAAACGAGCGCGACGAATGGAAGTCGGTTCGCAGTCATCTGCCGGCAATCATCCAAATCGTTCGTGAGGTGAAAAATGGAAAAGAAGGCCATTAAGACTGATGTCCAGATCGAGGCAGAGAAGCGCGAGACAGCCGCTTTGATAGCGGAGATAGGCCAGCGCATCAACAAGGTCCCGCAATCGGTTCTCGCAGGCTCTGTGCAGTCCGCGCGCTCCTGGAAAGAGAATGCCTTCAAGGCGATGAAGCTCGCGCAGAGCAAGCAGCCGAAGCTTGACGCGCTTCGCGATGCCTGCCGCATCCTTCGCGGCTTCGAGCAATCGAAGGCAGCGTGAGCGATTTCATATCCCTCTGGATGCTTGGACTGTTCGCCATCTGCGCGATCGGTGGTTGGGTGCTGCTTAGGAACTGACATGGCCGGCGACTGGATCAAGATGCGCTCGGATCTATTCACACATCCGAAAGTTGTCCGAATTACGTCCGCATTGAAAGCGGACAGGCTTCGGACAGTTGGCGGACTAATGTCCGTTTGGTGTCTGTTTGACGCCCACTCGATTGACGGACGGCTCGAAGGTTACACACTGGAAACCGTTGATGAATTGATCGGGTGGGCTGGATTTGCCAGTGCGATGAAAACTGTTGGCTGGCTCGATGAGGACTCCGAAGGCCTTGTTCTGCCTGAGTTTGGAACGCATAACGGACAATCCGCCAAGCGGCGCGCGCAGGACAGCGACAGAAAAAGGACTGAACGTTTGTCCGCATCTGAAGCGGACAAAAACGGGACTAGAGAAGAGAAGAGAAGAGAAGAGAAGATAGAAACAAAGTCAAAAGCATTACGCGCTCCGCGCTTCGATCCGCAAGCGTATCTCGAATCACTCTGCGTCGATTCGATCGTTGCCCAGGACTGGATCACGCATCGCAAGGCAAAGCGCGCGGCACCGACGCAAACAGCGATCGACGGCATCAACCGCGAGGCAGAGAAGGCGGGCGTTTCTCTGCAAGCCGCTTTGAAGATTTCGTGTCAGCGCGGGTGGCAAGGCTTCGAGGCCGGATGGATGAAGGGTGCGCAGGGTCCGCCGCGTGCGCAGAGCTGGTCCGAAAAGAACGACGAAGTTATCGCACAGCTAACCGGCAGGAATCGATATGAACCAGATGACCGAACCATCGACATTTGACGGGCCGGGGCGCCCTGAGTGGCCGCTGAATGCCCTGTCCAAGCGCGCGATCGAAATGCTGTTCTCGAAGATGAGCGCTTTCTACGGCGACAAGTTCGCGATGATGTGGCGCGGCTCGAAGATCGACGAAGTGCAGAAGGCATGGGCTATTGAACTGGCGAAGCTCTCGCGTGAGCAGCTAAAGGCCGGTAGCGAGTCCATGACGGCCCTGCCGAAGCCCCCGACGCTGCCGGAGTTCATCAACCTATGCCGGCAGGCGCGGCTGGAGCAGGCCGCTTTCCAGGCGCCGCGTCTTGAGCATGTGACGCCGGCCGATCAGAAGATCATCGACGCCAATCTCGCCAAGATCCGGCACTTCAGCAAGCCCAAGCGGTTGTCTGCTGCGAATCCGGGATGGGCATATGACTTCTTCATCCGCGGCGCCGCGCTTAACGCTCAGCCGACTTCCGTAGAGGTCGCCAGGAATTGCCGCCAGGCGATTCTGTCGCAGGTCGGCCGGGAGTACCCGTCCACGCAGGAAGGCGAGCGCGCGCAGCAGTGTGCCGAGATTCTTCGGAGTGTCGTGAAAGAACACGTTGAGGCCCAATCATGAACGGAAACAGATACGTCGAATCGACCGCGCGCCAGGAGATCTGTGCGCTCCTGAAGCAATGCGGCCCGCTGACCGCGACGCAGGTCAACAAGTTGCGGAAAAAATACCGCTCTGAAGTTTGCCTCGGATGGCTGCTTAAAAACGGATATGTCGGAATGCTGCCCACCTATCCGATGAAATTCGTTCCGGGCGCGAAGGAGTACGTTGCTGGTCCGATGGCGAGCGGGATGCAGGCCGTAATTGGCGCGCTCGAAAAGCTCGGTCAGGCCACGTCGGAGCAAATCTCGGAAGCCATCGGAAAGCCCAGGGAGCACGTCGATGCATACCTGCGCGCCGCGCGCGTTGCCAACCGCGCGCACCGCTGCGGCGAGGTCAAGACGTACCTGAACATGACGGCTTACCTCTGGACGACCGGGGCAGGCGAGAACTATGTCCGCAACTCAAAGCGCCAACAGAAGTTGCGCGCGCGCGCGGCTAAGGCGAAGCCGGTCGAGGTCGTCAAGGCATCAGTCAACGTCCACCGCGACCCACTGGTCGAAGCATTTTTCGGTCGGGCGGCAGCATGAGAGTCGAAACAATCGGCGATGCAACGCTGTATCTGGGCGACTGCCGCGAGATTCTGCCGACGCTTGAGCGCGTGGATGCGGTGATTACTGATCCGCCTTATGGGCTCGGCAAAAAGATGCAAGGCGGAACATGGGGCGCCAAGACTGAATTCAAGGAAATGGTCGTATGGGATAACTCGGCGCCGGATGCCGACCTTCTGTTGCAGTTGGCTGCCCTAGGTGAAATCGCCGTATTTTGGGGCGGCAACTACTACGGTTTACCTCCTACTCGATGCTGGCTCGTTTGGGATAAGCAAAACGCGGTACCGACGATGGCGGATTGCGAGATTGCATGGACAAACCGTGACGCCAACACAAAGCGCCTTAGCCATCCCGTAGGCCGAGTTGAAAACGGCCATCCGTCAGAAAAGCCGCTTCGCCTTATGGAGTGGACGCTGGATACGGTGAAGGCCGGGAATGTCGTACTTGACCCATTCATGGGAAGTGGAACGACAGGCGTTGCCTGCATGCGATCGGGCCGCTCATTCATCGGCATCGAGCGCGAGCCGAAGTACTTCGAGATCGCCTGCCGCCGCATCGAAGATGCTCAGCGCCAGGAATCGCTATTCGAGCCGGAAGCGCCCAAGGCGGAACAGACGGCACTTTTCGGGGAGACTGCCTAGCCATGCAGAGCCGAAACAAACGCGCCCCTGACACGCACGAGCGCGCCCACATTGCCGCGATCAAGGAAATGGATTGCGGCGTATGTGGAGCGGCCGGCCCGAGCGACGCGCACGAACTGAAGCAGGGCCAGTGGTTCACGGCTATCCCGCTATGCAAGGACTGCCATCAAGGGTCTTTCAACGGTATCCACGGCCAGCAGCGCATCTGGAAGGTGCTGAAGAAGGATGAGCTGTCGGTGCTGAACGAGACGATAGAGCGGGTGGTGTACGGATGAAATACGCCGCCAAAGCCGATCGCAACCAGCCTGAGATCGTAGCCGCTCTGAGATCCATCGGCGCGCGTGTGGTTCCTACTCACACGGTCGGGCAGGGATTTCCTGATCTGGTGGTGGCAATCGGAAGTCGAACGATCCTGATCGAGATCAAGGATGGCCAGAAGGTAAAGAGCAAACGCCGCCTCACGCCGCAGCAGGAAGAATTTCACGCCGCATGGACCGGCGAAATCTATGTTGTCGAGACCATCGAAGAAGCATTGGCCGCAGCGAAAGGAGAAAGCAAATGCAGTTGACCGACTGGATTCCCTGCAAAACCCCGCCTGTGCGTGACGGCTGGTACGACCTGGAGCGCCGGCTGAACGACGGCAGCGTAATTCAGGCTGCAGAGCGCGTGCGTTTCGCTAACGGTGAATGGGATCGCCATTCGAGCGAATCGAAGATTTCCGTGTGGGTAGGGATGGACTACTGGCGCGGGGTCCTGAAATGAAAGGCTCCGCCCGCATCCCCACTCCCGCCGAGCAATCCAAAGCAGGAACGCGCGGCGGCAAGAAGAAGCTAGACGCTAACGCCATAGAGGCGCTATGGGACCAGGTTCAATCGCACCGCGCGGCTACGTTCCGATGGACGGCGCCGAAGCCGTCGCAGCAGACCTGAAGATAGCTTAAACCGGGGGAATCATGAGACCACGCAAAACCTTACTCGTCCTTTCACCCGATAACCTGAAGGCGAATCTGATCCCCGGTCGCCTTTACACCACGGCGAAGCTCTCGTGCATGTTCAACGCTTCGCCGGCTGCAATCGCCGAAGTCCTAATCACCCTCGAAGCCTCCGGCATCGTCAACACATCGCAGCCGATCTGCGGCCGCACGCGGGACATGAGACCCGAGCGCCGCATCTACTGGATTCCGCTCTATACCCGCACTGATGTTGCCGCGCGCCGGATAGGCCCGGCTGAATCGAAAGCCGAACTCACCGGCTACGACCTGACGCGATTCCAACGGCTTGCAATGACTTGTCGCCGGTAATTTTCCCGCTGCCTACAATTTTCGGCATCCACCTGATGGAAAACTGGCGATGCTGAGCCGCGAGCAGATCGAGACATTCATGCGCGAGGGAGCTGAGGCTTTCGAGAACGGCATGACCAAGGGCACCTGCCCTTATCCGATTCTGAGCGCGCCCTTCGCAACCTGGATGCGTGGCTATCAAAACGCAGCCTACGGGGCTGCACAACTGGAGAAGCACCATGTCTGATCCCGTCGCAGAGGCAGCAGCACAGATCGCCGCGCAAGAGCAACCGCAGGAGGCTGGCACGCCCGCAACGGGGGAGCCGCAAACGGCCGATACCTTGCCGATCGCCCCTGCGACAGTTGCGGAAGCCCCTACATATACTGCCGATTCGGATGCGCCGCAACAGGCTGCTGAACTCCCAAACGCTGCACCGGCTGCGGTCGAATCTACAACCGCGCCGGCCTCTGCACCGTCTGCCGATGGCGCAAATACCACGTCGCCCACCGACGCAAGTTCCGCTGAGCCGCTGCATGTTCGTGTAGCCGCGCACCTTGAAGCCATTTTCCAGATGGTCAAGACCGACACGGCGCGCGCACCGGCAGAAGCAGAGTCGCACGCCGAGCATGTCAAGACGCACATCGGCGACGTGCTGCACCGTATCAGCAATGGCATGGCTGTCGCTGAGGGCGAACTGGTGCAGAAGCTCGAAGCGCTGTATCACCTGCTCTGAGAGGCGCGCAAATGGCTGAAATCTACGCTTTGATCGACCCGCGCACTGGAGCAATCCGGTACGTGGGTAAGGCCAATGATTCGGCTAAACGCCTGAAAACTCACGTCAGAGACTGTCGGCGCCGCAACACGCCTGTTTATTGCTGGATGCGAAAGCTTGCTGATATGGGCCTCACTCCTTCGGTCCAAGTTTTGGAAGTGACCGACAACTGGCAGGAAGCTGAGCGCCGATTGATAGATGTATTGCGCGCGCGTGGCGAGAGGCTGCTTAACGTCGCCGCAGGGGGCGATGAACCTTATTGCTCGCCGGAACAGCGTGCAGAGAATGGGCGGCGTCTGTCGGCGGAGATTCATAGCGACCCAATCCGGCATCGCATCTGGGAAATCAAGCGTTCCGTTGCCTCCGCAATCAAGAGCGGATTTCTGTCGAATCAGCACCGAGCGAAGTTGAGGCTTGCCGCCCAGAAGCGCCCCGATCTGTTTGGGGCATGGCTCAATCTTCCTGACAGGGTGGAATGATGCCTGCGCCTTTCGACTGGACGGAAGAGATCGAGTCGCGAATCTGCGAGGAATTGGCGTCGGGTTCATCCATTCGCGACATAGCCGCAATGGATTGGGCGCCGTCTGAGCCGACTATCTACCGTCGCATGGCCGCTGACAAGGAATTCGCCGCCCTGATTAGCGATGCGCGCGCGGCTCAGCAGGATTATGAAGTCGATAGGTGCGTAGAGCTTGCCGACAAAGCAACTGCCGAGGATTGGCAAGTCGTCAAGTTGCGCATCTGGGCTAGGCAGTGGCGCGCGGCCAAGCTGGCGCCCAAGAAGTATGGCGACAAGCTCTCCACTGAATTGACAGGTCCGAACGGTGGCCCGCTGCAAGTCGTGCGACTGCGCATGACGCCGGCTGAGGAACTGCCGGAATGAAGCCGCGCATCTACCACAGCCAAGGCTATTACTGGTGCACTGATGGCGGCCCATCCTATGGGCGCGGATCGACGGCTGAAGCCGCGTACTGGTCATGGGCGTGGCTTGAGGAACGCCTGGGCCGCAATCGGCATCGGGGCTGACCATGGCCGCCGGTGAGATCGAGATTCCCCACAACTGGAGCCCGCGCATCTATCAGGGGCGGCTCTGGAACGCGATGATCGGCGGCTGCAAGCGCGCCATTGACATCGCGCATCGCCGCTGGGGCAAGGATGACGTGTGCCTGCACTGGACATGCCTCGCTGCCCATGACCGCATTGCAAGCTACTGGCACATGCTCCCCATGGCATCGCAGGCACGTAAAGCGATCTGGGAGGCGATCAATCCGCACACCGGCCGCCGCCGCATCGACGAAGCGTTCCCGCACGAGCTGCGCGCCAGCACGCGGGAAAATGACATGATGATCAAGCTCAAGTGCGGATCGACATGGCAGGTGCTCGGCTCGGATAACTTCGATAGCCTGGTCGGTTCGCCGCCGGCGGGCCTGGTCTTTTCGGAGTGGGCGCTGTGCAATCCGGCCGCATGGGCGTATCTCAAGCCGATTCTCGATGAGAACGGCGGGTGGGCCATGTTCATCACCACACCGCGGGGCAAGAATCACGCGCACGCCATGTATCAGATGGCGAAGAACAACCCGAAATGGTTCGCCGAGGTATCCAATGTCCTGAAAACGGGGCGTTTCTCGCGTGCCGAGCTTGAAGAACAGCGCTCTGAATACGTTGCCATGTACGGCGAGGATCAGGGCAATGCGATGTTCGAGCAGGAGCTGATGTGCAGCTTCGATGCTGCGATCCTGGGCGCCTACTACGGCATGGAGATGAGCGCCGCGGAGAACGAAGGGCGCATCACCAGCGTTCAGCACGATCCGGCGCTGCCCGTCTACACCGCGTGGGACCTGGGGCGGACGGACGACACGAGCATCTGGTTCTTCCAGACGCACTGGGGCGAGATTCGCGTTATCGACCACTACAAGGCGAGCGGGAAAGACCCGAAGCACTACGCCGAGGTCATTCACGGCCGCAAGATCGACGTGTCGGAGTATGGCGAGAACGGCAAGCCGGTGAAATGGAAGCTCGGCGAACCGATTCCCGAACATGCTCACCATATCGCCTACCGGTACGGCCGGCACTGGCTGCCGCATGACGCGCGCCCCAAGAGCTTCGCATCGCCGCGCTCCGCCATCGAGCAGCTCAACGATTTCAACGTGAAATCATTCATCGTGCCGAGCCTGAGCGTACAGGACGGCATTTTTGCCGCGCGCGCGACGCTCAAGCACTGCTATTTCGATGAGAAGCGCTGCGAATTCGGCATTGAATCGCTGAAGAACTACCGTCGCGAGTGGGATGAGGACGCGAAGATCTTCACCGATAAGCCGGTCCACGACTGGACATCACACGCTGCCGACGCGTTCCGCTATATGTCGCTCGTATGGCGCAATCCCGAGAGCGAAAAGCCGGTCGAGAAGCCGCGATTCCTGCATGACATGACGGCCAATGAGGTGTTCTGGCCGCAGCAGCACGCCAATGCACCGGCTCGGGAGCGCATCTAATGTACAGCACGAACGACCTCCAGAAGCTCGTGCAGATGCTTGCCTATCTGGGCATCGTAGACCTTCCATCCGCGCCGCACAGCGTTCTCATTGGCGGTAGCGCGGGCGCTGCTCCTGGTGCGGCTGGCACAGTGCTGATCTCGAATGGTGCGTCTGCTGACCCATCGTTTCAGGCGCTGACGGACATTTCGGTTGCTCCGCTGGCAGCAATAAATAGCTCCAAGCTGTCGTTTCTGCAGGCCGGGACTGGCGCTGCCGCAAGAACTGTCCAGTCGAGGTTGCGCGACACGATAAGCGTATACGACTTTGGCGCGAAAGGGGACGGCGTAACTGACGACACGGCAGCAATACAGAACGCGCTGAATGCAGCGGGCTCAAATAACACTGTCTTGCTGCCGCCAGGGTCATTTGCTGTCACAGGTATTGCGGTCCCATCTGGCGTGACGCTGATGGGCTGTGGCGCGGGTTCAATACTCGTTCCGGCAGCAGGGTTTAGCTCAGGCGGGAATCTCGTCGTTATTGCATCCAACGCAGTGAATTCGTCGGTGCAGAATTTTGCGGTCAATCTGCCGACGACATACGGTAGCTCGACAGCGGTTCTGATAAACACCGGCGCGTCATTCTGCTCTGTGCGCGATGTGTATATGACGAGTGGCGGAGCG